TTACAAGGAACATCGGTAATGGGTCCAGCACCACCAGCAACTACTCCAGTCCAGATATTAGAGAAAGCAAAAGCTAATGTTGAATCATGCTCTCTCTGATACAAGTAAGGACGAAAGTAGAAAATCACTTAATAAACCTCACGGACAATTCAATAGCTAAAGCTACATCTCGTCTTTTGTTATACGGAAACTTCTGGTAAAGAGCCTTCATTGCCATAGCACGCTTAAAATGACCTGTATGCTTGGTCTGTTCTTTCTCCAAATTAGAAACAACTTCATATGTCGCTGCTAGTAAAGTCGAATCTAGCTGCGGCTTTGTAGGCTCTAGTTTGACAAGAAGCCAAGATAGAACCTTAATTAGTTTGAGTCTTAAAACCAATAAAAGTCGCATCTGCGCCTGCCGCCGTAAATTTAAGCATTATATGGTCGCCGTTAGTATCTGTAGCAGCTAGATTAATTCTATATACTCCAGCCGCTACTTCTACAACAGCATTAGCACATGCCGCAAATGCCCCACCATCAATTGCTCTCTCAGCAGTTACAGCCAATCCAGTCTTACCTGTAAAGTGGTCAGCCGAATCGACCATGAAGAACTTAAAGTTATTCAGAGCCGCATTCTTTACAATGCCACTTGGCAGATTATCAGTCTTAGCTTTAATCGCCGCAACTTCTGTATCAACCGCCGCTAGGATTGCCGCAATTTCTGTATCAAGGAAATCATCAATTACATCTACCGCAGCTTTGACGGCAGCTATATCAGCACTAATACTAGCCCCAACTGGTGCTCCCAATCTAGTAAATGAATCACCAGATTGAGGATTGTGCGTGCCTGCTGCAATAGTCCCAACTACTCTTCCCTCTAAATCATCCACCTTACCTTCAACGTCTGCAATATCAGCAGCAATACTAGCTCCAGTAGGAGTGCCGAGCCTGCTTTCCAAATCATCTACTAAATTATCAATAGTCAAGATATCAGCAGATACAGAAGCACCAGCAGGAGCACCAAGTCTCTCAAATGCAGCGGCTCTTCCAATTGTGAAGGAACCAATCACTTCTCCTACAACCGAAACTGAATCAACTGTTCCTGCAGTAATTACAAGGTAATAAGATTTACCAGCTTCAAATCCATTACCACCTGTAGCTACGACACGAACATGATTAAGGCCAGTCCTAGAATCAAAATCAGCAGTAAGAGTAATTCCTGCCGTAATTTCCGTGGTTCCATTATCTTCGTAAGCTGATATAACAGGCGTTCCAGCGAGTGTATGTGGCGCACCTGTGGAAAATCTCCTTGTGGTAAAGAAATGGTCAAATGTAACGCCGAGAGTTATATCCCCGATATACATTTATCCCGCCAATCCACCAACTCCGGCGAGTTTTAATCCACCACCCCCGCCGCCACCTACATCATCACTTAATTGACTCAAACCAAGGAAAATATATGGCTTACGATAACCATCTCCAGCATCATTGTAATCTACCCAAGCACTCGCTCCATCTTTGGTTGTCATATAGAAGCCAGTCCCACCAATACAACAACCAAAACCATTTGCGTGGAAAGTGCTGTAAGCCAACTGAATATTATTCGCAGTTGTTGGCTTAAGAATAATTCTATAGAGACTTCCAACATCTAATTCTACTGGGTTTTCCAAAATAAATTCACCGACACGACCAGAAGCTCCTGCATTATAATCCCCATCCCAACTCAAGGTAGCTAATACAGTATCAACACTATCATAGAGAATAACGTCAAAATCGCATCCAGCCGCCTGATAAGTTACGTTGAAAAATACTTTATCAAGCGTAGCCTTAAATGGGAGTGTAAAAGCCAATCCCATCTGGTCAGGGTTAGTGCCGCTATCAATCGACAATCCAGTTGAAGTAAGAGCCGGAACATTATGGTCAGCTACCGCAACCCATTCACCATCATCATAATGAACAACGAACATCGCTTGAATCTGAGTCTGCCTACCAGTTGCTATATCAGTATATGGCATTTGTGACTGGTTCGTTGCAGCACTAATACCTTGAACTATTACATCATCACCAGCAACAAAAGTCGGGAAGTCAAGAACTAAAGCAACCCAATCGCCTCTAGCTACTGTTCTAGAAGAATCAAAAGTTCCTGGGTCTAACCACCCAGTTACTACTGAACCAGAAGCTACCGTTGCAAATTGGTCTACTGTTCCGTCTGCTTCACCTACAGAGTCCACATTCTGGAACGAAAATCTCAAACCATTATCAGGGGCATTACCAACCGCGGCAATGACCGCCGCAAATTTATCAATATTCCCTGCGCGTGGAACTCTCCATACTAAGAATACCCTCTCTCCATTCGCATTCATTTGGAGTTGGGTCGTATTAACAGACCAACCAGTATTAAAGTATGGGAACGGATACCAGACCGCTCCTTTTACTGTATCTTGAAGAGCCATTAGCCGTTCTTTATCTTACTATCCATGATATACTTAGCAACTATTGTTGCTATATCATCTTTACGAATCATATTCCGTTCCTGATTCTCAATCAGGCTAATCAGTTTGGAATTAGATGCTGTATTGTCCTTAACTACATTCATTAACTGGTCAGTCGTATTCTTCCATAGGTCAGTATATTGACGAACATCCTTCCTATAGAACATGAACATTAAACCGGCCAAGGCTCCGCCAACTCCTAGCGTGGTAAGCCATTTAACAAATTCGGCATCCATTCCATTTTCCATTTAAGTTCCCTATGGCTGCACCGGGGCAAGCCAAGGCCGGTCAGGATTATTATGGGGTTCTGCTTCTGCTGGTGGAATTACTCCAGCATCATTGAATACATCCCACATAGAGCTAAACACTTCGCCCTCGGCTGGCTTTGCTTGAATTATATCATGGGCAATCTTCTCTCCAGTATGCGGCTGCTCGACATTTGAGCCGCTTTCCTTTTTCGATAATCCTACATCAATAGCACCGACCATTCTATTATATTCATATGCCGCTTCGTTAAGGATAGCTCCCCGTAGAGGATTTCCACCACCGGGAGCGCCACCATATTTACTCCAAGCGTTCTCAACCATCTCCTGAAGTAAATCTAAATCGATACTAGGTTCTTCATGATTACCATTCCCACCATTAGGGGGGTCAGTATTCTCATCATACTTGGAGAGAATATCTTCTCTCAAGTATGGTTCCATTACGATGGCGGCACGAGACTGCCCAAACTTATTCTCTAGAATCGTCTTGATGGATTGACCAGATGGACGCCAGTAGTCAAATCTATTCGGCCTAGTTGACGGAATTGCATACTGGAATGCCCTAGCCCAATTCCATAATGAGGGGTTAGCTGAAATTCCATTCCCTCTTTTATCAGCGAATGGGGCGTGCCCTACAAACTGATAAGTTCTAAGCCACCTCTCATAGAGTGGCATACACTCAAGGCACTTGTTTACAGTTGAACTACCATTGAAATCATCGAATCGGCTCACTAGAACCAGAGGTTTATTATACTGCACCACAGTATTAATTATATTCTGGACTGCCGTCTCAAATTGGTCAAGGCTCTCATTCCCCGCCCGATATGCCTGAATCGCAAGCCAAGTGTTATCACCCAAATCGAAACCAGTTCCCCAATCTCTAGAGTCAAGATAGGCAATAATAGGCTTCTCCGAGAGGTTATCTTTTGCCCACCTAACTTCAGCTTCCATTTCCTGCATAGAAGCAGCATGAATAAACCATGCTACAGTTAAACTCCCAAACTGTTCAGGGTTTGGGAGTTTATGCGGAACAATCAAAGGATAACCAAGAGTAAGAAATCTCTCTAAATTCGTATCGTCGCCAATGATAATGATACTATTTCCAACATGACGCTCAGGTGAAACGTCGCCATATCTTACAGAATGACTGAAGAATGGGAACTGCCACATCGGGCGTTCAAGTGCTGGAATCATTACTTCACCCATCGGCTCAGTAGGTTGAGCAGAGCCGAGATTCTCTCTTGGAGCACTATAATCGACAGTCGAGAGTAGAATATCATGCGGCCAATCTGTATCTTTAGTCGCCCAAACGAACCTATCACCATTTGGGCTAATATCGGGGCGGAATACATTTCCACCTTCTTGTAATACGTATCCATCAAGGTTTCCGACAGGATGAGTGACTGTTCTTCCTCTTCCCTCAAACTCCTGATAAAATAACCAGTCCCATCCCCACGCTTTGAATAGACGCAAGTTCCCAATGAATGGCACCGTCGTCCGTGTATCAATTTCAAAGCCATGAGTTTTAATCCGCCGCTCATTCAGATTGTAGTAGCTAATCTTCGGCCAGCCGTGAGATTGCCAATCACTTACCCTAACATTCCCCGGCTCCAAAACTAGGTCATTATTATAGTTTGGAAGCTCGCCGGGGGCACAAGCAACTAATCCATACTGATTAATCAACGAGTAAAAGAACGTCCCATCATCTCCAAAGCCCATTGGGACGATATCTAACTGCGCCTGATTATTAAATTGACACCAGAGTCTAACATTAGGAATCGCAGCTAAAGCCGCAAACCGCTCATTTCCAGCATATGAATCACTAATGATTTGATTTGAGAATAGCTCGTCAAGCACATTCCCATTTACATCAATAAGCTGGAGATGAACTTTCCCATCACCCACATCAATACCATATAAGCTACAAAATATGATATTAGGGCTAAACCAATGACGACCGGTTCCGGAATATTCCGGGTCAATCTGACCATTCTTCTTAGGGTAAATCGCCTCACTAGTAAACTCATACCCATTTATCCGGTGGAGATATGTTACACCTCCACCAGATAGAAATTCAGTATCAGAGAATGGACGAAACTTAGGCATTATTCCTTACCGGATTTACTAAAAGCCTTCTGCTCGCTCCCATCCCCATCCTTCTTGGAACCCTTGGAACCATTGGCATTTTCCTGCTGTGCCTCAGCTTCCATCTCCGCTTGCTGTTGCATTTGCCAGAAATACAAATGTTCCGACGCATGGGCACGGACATTGGCGTATCCGGCAGGATTAGTCTCCTTCGCATCTAATCCAACTTCCGAAACCATCCAAGCCGTGCATGTCTCATATTCAATCTGATGTTTATCCATCTCCGGGTCTACAGGAATTGTAGACTGGAGAATAGGTTGAGGTTCTGGATTCTCCATAGTCGGCGCCGCTGGAGGAATTTCCATTGGCTCCGTTTCTAGGAGAGCTTGAATCTCTAGTAACTGCTTAGTTCTATCATCATCACCCGGAATGTAGAAATCCTTGAACCCCATATATTGCGATAGGAGTCCAGTATTCTCAGGGTGAAAGAGCGCCTCATTAATAAACTCATTATTAAGCTGCATAAGTTCCAAAAGAACGTCTCTCTTCTGCATCCAGCTTAATGGGAAGGTATTAGCTATCTCCGGCTCGGCTTGTCCTACTCTCCCCTTCAATTCGGACTGCCTAATATAGACATTGATGTAGGATTTACCTTTCTTTACAGTAAATCTCTCATCTTGAGTCATATTGGCGACAAATGAACGGACAGATTTGTCCATCATTTTCGCCCAGAATCTAGAAACGACTTTCCAAGTAGTTTGCAGCCTTTGAAGAGCCTGATTGCGGCTCATTTGATATTCAGCCGCTGTTTTAGAGGCTGAAGGCATCGACCCACCATAGATTGATGGGAATGCGCCGGTTACAAACTGACCATCAGCGTCTAATTCCTTCTGGAAGTCAGTAGCTTCCTTTGGATAGGTCGCAGTTTTCAGTGTAACAAAGGAAGATTCAAGCGGCTGACCCGCATTAGCCTGTTTTACAGGATAAATAGCGCCGGGAGAGGCTTTATGTTCTTCGTATTTCTCAAAATCGAAGATTGATGGGTCAGCAAACGTCTCAGGAATACCATATTCAATGGTCTGAAGCTTCAAAACGACTAGTTCATTACGCAATTCCTGAATCGGAGCGAGTGGAGCACCAATCGGCTCGGCATGAATATGACTAGAGAGAGGACTTTGGGTAAAAGTCCAATGGTCGTCAAGGATTTCAGGCTCGCACTTCGCAATTTTATCATTTATGAGCGTTACTTTGGCCCCTTCAGGGTATACTGCCTTCAAATACTCATAAGTTTCAGGGTCATTCTTCTTGAATCGATTGTATGTCCAAGGCCGCAGCCAAACTCGACGCAATGTAACTAGACCCTGCGGCAATTCTCCTTGATAATCAGTCGAAACTCTGGCCCAACGGTCATATTTCTCAAGGTCATGCTCTTCTGTTATTTCCAAATTAGGAAATAACTCACGAGCATAATCGATATGACACTCAGTATCCAGAATAATGTAAGGAGTATGCTTAGGGTTAGTAACATAATGGGGCACTTGGAAGTTCAGCGGCCCATAGAATTCAAACTTTTCCCTCTTCTTAGCAACTTCCTTATCCCCCACATAGACTTCTTCCATGATTGGAGTCTCTTTAGTGGGGAATGGGATAGTGGCGTTCCCACAATGCGGACATTGTATTGGGGCAGCTTCATCCATTACCATTTCTTGAGGTATTGGACCGCCACAGATTTCACAGGAGTATTCCTTATCTACTCCAACTTCCTGATTCTCGTAGACTGGCTCAGGGTATGTTCCAAAATCAGCACTCTGAAGGTTGTAGTTATAGCCCCCAACTGTCCCCTGATTCCAGAGAATGAAGATACAATACATCATCATCAGGTCTACATCATTACACTTCATGAGTAGTTCTGATGCTTTAGTATATCCTTTTGATGTCTGCAAATCCTCAGCATTCTCAGCATCATCTGGAGGGAATATAACTGTCGGCACATCCTGACTCAAAGCACTAATGACTGATTCAGCATGTGCTCTGAAAATATTGACAATCTTATCCTGATAGTAAAAGTCTAAATTACCCTCGGGGCCAGAATCGAAACCAGAATTATCACCCAAAACTCGGTAATCTCTAGCTGACCAATCCCAATAAATGTTCTGAATTCCCTTAAAGAATAGGTCAAACTTCTTCCAGTAGCGAATCATTCTATCTCTAGTCGGCTGTTCAATTCGCTCAAATTCATCAATCATTGATTTGAGCGCCGACTTGACTTCTTCAGGAGTTTCGCTACTTTCTTCTTCACCTTCCGCAGCCGCTTCTTGGCTATCGGCAGGAATATCCCCGACAGGCGGAACTTGCCCATCCATTTCCTCGGGCGTCATTTCCATTTCTGGAATGATTAACGATTCGTCGATAGGAGGATACATCTAATTCACTTTAGGAATGGGAATGTCATTTACCCCAAACACTTTAAGTAGCCAAAGGACTAACAGAATTACCACTATAACTCTTATAATTGTTTTAATTGGAGGACTCATTGGGATATAATTCTCGACCATATAAAGAGCCACTCCAATTATAACAAGAATTAGAATGATGGTAATCATATTTAATCCTTAAAAGAATGTCTGGACATAGTTAGGGTCAATCGGTCCTCTATCTAAATCCTCATCAAAATTGTATCGGTTAGGCATTGTCGTCGGCCTGTTGTAGAAAGATGGCCTCTCATAAGGAGAGGGCATAGTTCTAGGAGTAACAGGCGGCATACTCATATCTCTAGGCGGCGGCATTGCTCTCTGATATGCTCGCTGAAATCCACCACCATTTCCTGCACCACCGAAAGGAGCATCCCTCATTCCAGTTACAGCAGGAAGTTTAGGAGCATACCGACTAGCGAAGTCAGCCCCGGCTCTAATTAGATTCGGAGCATTCTGTCTGAATCGCCCCATAAACCCCGGAGTCTTAGCTCCAGTATTTACTGCTGGCATCCTATTCGGCATAGGTTTTGGGCCAATTCCAGTAGGAACATTAGGCGGCATAGGTTTACCAACACCACCAGCAAAACCAGAACCAAACATTTCACTCTCCAGTAGTAGAAGAAGTAGCCGTAGGCAATGCTTCCTCTTGTTCCTTATTTCTACGCTTCCAGTAATCCTGCCTACTCTTCGCTTCGGCAGTCATTCTCACTTGAGATGGTCTTACGATACCACGAACAGGAGTAAAGGTTTGATTCGGAACACGAGGCCCCTCATTAGGAACGAGCCTGAGCAATCGGTCAAGCTTATTATTGAGATATTCATTTTGCTTTCGCTCGTATTCTAGTGAGTTCTCTAAATGCTTAATCCAAACTAGATACCTATTATCAGTCTCGTGATGAAACTGTTCTCTAACTTTACAAGTCTCACATTCAGGCACAGAAAAGAAGAACTTAATGCCTTCTCCTATAGAACCTACGAACTGGCCTAGGCCCAGAGCTTTGGTTTTCAAACTTTTCCATCCGGCGATAATATGTAGTTGTATCGCCAGTAGCTTGATACTGCTCCAATATCTTATCCCTTGCATTGCCCCTCTCATACTCTAGTCTAGACTCATCAACGTATCTATACACACCTTCTAGCATCATTCGTAGCATATCGTAGGGGTCGTCGCCGTCGAATTCCTTTACATCTTCAGGAACTATATCCTTCGCTCCCTTATCAGGATACATGCAAAGGGGAATACAGTTTATTAAAGCATCATTACTAGTTCCCTCTGGCGATTCTGTCATAATTTGCAGTTTTGGCAGATTCGTCTCAGGGGGTTGCTCTTTAAAGAAGCTTAAGTATTCCTGATATTTCTTTTCCCCATGCTTTCTGAATATGTTCTCGGCTAACTCTGCGCTGTATTGTTCAATAGGAACAGCCTTTACCGGCTTCGGTATCCATCTCAGGTATTCATGGACTAGCTGTTTCCCACCAAGTCTATCTCTTTTACCTAGTCTAACTAGTGGAGCATCGGCTCCAAGATAATCTCGCAATGCACCTTGAACCTGCTGAATAATAGTATGCGGCTCGCCTCTTTGTTGGGTAGCAGAATGACAAATCACAACATCTCTAACCATTTCAAACTCATCGCCGGTTAGAGTTATCAAATCTCCTGCCCACTCTTTAATGTATTTCCCCTTCTTAGCATAGACTCTGTAAATGTAGACTCGCCCATCTGGAGCTATTGCACCCCAACCTATTACAGTCCATGCAGCAAATCCCCAATCTATTGCAATAATTCTCGGCCACCAACTAGGTATAGCAAACGGCTCAATTACATGCTGCGCATTACTAGGTTCATCAGCTAGTGGCTCTAATCTAAACTCGGTAAAAACCATTCCAGAGAACGTATACCAATCACCCAATGCTTTAGCCTTGTATTCAGCATCAGGGAGTCCCTGCATATCAAGAAGATAGCGGGGATTCGCCTTCATCAGCGTTGGATTATCCGTCGCCAAGGACTGAAGATAGAATCTCCGAATCCCTGTGATTCTATCTCGGATAATCTTCCCACCAATTCGGTATGGGTCTACAAATCTCTGTCTAAAGAATAGGTGCCCTACGTTACCGGGGTTAGTCGCAGAGCGAGCTATAGCAGGAAGGTCGTCCGCCGCAGAGCGGCGTCTAGTTAATACTAGATAAAGATACTGGAATTGAGTAAATGAGGTAGCTTCATCGAAAGCTACGTAATTATACTGAACTCCATCATACTTTCTTATATCTTTCTCTAGTTCAGCATGGCCGAATCTAATCTGCGCTCCATCATTGCCATACTTATCTTTCCAAGTATAGCGTTTTTTCTGCTCATTCCAGATACCACCAGTATTACGATACCATTCATGAGCACGACC